TCGTCATCTAGTTCACCGTCTTCGTGATAGACTTCTACTTCTACCTGATACCAATCGTGAGTGTATCCTTTTTCAGATGAATAAGGTTTCCACTCTGTTGCTTCTTCTAACGCTCGTGATTCTGCTTCTTCATAACTACCTGCTTCAATCTCGTATTCGGTATCGAAGTGGTAGGTAACGGTGGCTCTAAATCTTGCCATTAGGGTTTACTCTTTCTCTAGGGGCTTCTAGTATACCACTTTTAGAAGTGGAAGTCAATAGGAACAAGGAACAAATTATCGCCTTCATTCTTATCTAACTTAGAAAGAATGTGGGTAGCGTTGGTAGACCAATGAACCAAATCATAGTATTTACTATCATAGTTCCAGATACCACGCTGGTAGTCAAGCAATCTTGATAGAGCATAGAAATCCATACTATAGGTCATAACACCTTCATAGTTTTCTAACTTAGCCATAATGTCAATTTGTTTTACTTCAGATAGATACTCATTGTATTGGTCTACCCTAGCCTGGATAAGTTCATCAATCTTGGCTCTGAAGGCGTTAGGGTCTTCCTTGTAATCAATAACAAGATTACTAGGCTGAGTGAAACCTAGTTCATCTTGCTCTGTGTTCCAACGTCCACCACCAGTCATAAACCAGTCATACCAAGTAGCAGGGGGTTCACCGCTACCCATTTCTTCTTCAAGAAGGACATCGGCTGCTCCAATAGCACTGTCCTTGTCATCTGCTTCTACTACTACCCATTGTAAAGTGTGCATAGGGGTTATTCTCTTTCTCTCGGTTAGGGTTCCATTATACAGCATACCCCCGACATTGTAAATACCCAATTTTTCCTATGTGTGTTTATACTATTTTATATGTGTGCGTATGGGGGCAAATCCCAAACAGGATAAACATGGTTTTGCCAGGTATTACGAACCCCAAAAAATTTCTCCCATTTTGCCAGGGTATTACGAACCACTCCTGATTCTCCCCATATATACATGTATTACGAACCCATATATTTTTCTCCCATTTTTATACAGGTTTTGTTTATTTATTTAATTTTTTATATAAAAAAGATTACGAACGAAGGGATTTTTCCCCAAATTTGTGTATATTTTGATAGGGATATTTGGGGCTATGGGGATATTACGATTTGGTAACAATGTGCATATTTGGTATTGACATTACGAACCGCCTATGATAAGATGTATTATTACACATTATCCAAATCAAATAACAAATCTATAACAATAACAACAATCATCAGTAAGATTTATCTGTGGATAACTATGTGTATAACCCTGTGTAAAACTATGTTTCAGGTGTGTATAACTCTGTGGAAAAGATTACGATTTGCGTATTTTTCGGGGGTATTTATGTGTATAACTATCTGCTTGTGTGTTTGTGGGGAAGGGTGTTTTCTTTGAATTCAGAGCAAATCCGCCTATCCATTTCTTTGTGTTATAGCCTACACCAAATCCCCATTTCCAGAACTTTATGCTGATAAGCGGTCTAAGGACATTTCCCCTACTTAGAACTCTATACTTATACTTATGTATTCTTTTACTAGACATTACGAACCTCTTTCTTTATTCCCCGAAATTTATGGACGACGTGGAGACTTTTCTCTATGCTCTACGCTTTCAAAGTGATGCCATCTATAATGGCTAAGTATGACCCAATGTCGGAACACTGAGTCTTTCTTTCTAAATAATCTTATTAGTTTCATTTCTTACTGGCAAGCCAAAGCCTTTCTTCTATTACGAAAGTTCTAGCCATTACGAACAGCAAGTCTGACAGCCTATTTAGATATTGTGCTGGAAGTTCACTGATACTTGGATACTTCTCAATAGCAGCCCATGTAGCCCTTTCAGCCCTTCTTACGACTGTACGAGCAATATGTAGACTAGAAGCAGCCTTGCTACCACCTGGAAGCACGAATGCATTTAGTGGCGTTAGGTTAGCGTTATACTCGTCTATTTCATTCTCTAGGTTATCAATCATATCTTGGCTTACCTTGATTGTACCGCCAGAGATATCCGTGCCTACCTCAAACAGTTCATTCTGAATTTGTGTAAGCAGGGACACAGTATATTCATCAAGACTATTAGAGTCCATTACGAACCCTATGTGGGAATTCGCTTCATCTACTGTAGCGTATGCTTCAATGCGTGGGTCTGTCTTTGATACCCTGCTCATGTCTGCTAGGCTAGTCTTTCCGCTATCTCCAGTCTTGGTATAGATTTTAGTTAGATGTACCAAAATACTCCTTCAGCAATCCAATTGCTCCTTGCAAATTAATTACGCTACGTTCTTCTAGCAGACCTTCCAGGAACTTTACAGTTTCTTCCTGAGTCTGTTTACGAACCAGTTTTGAATATTCGTTAATTGCACTCACATCCTCTTTTGTCATAATGCCATTTAGCACTAGCATATTGTGTTCAAATTTAATCATTAGTTATCCTCGTGTGTAACCCAGTAATACTGGCATGGTGTCTTGCGGTCAGGGCAACAAGGCTTTGCCTTGGCTACCGCTGGAAAGAAGTCAAAGTAGTATGTTGGGTCTTTCTTGTATAGGTTGGCTTTGTGTGTGGTGGTAAGTCTACGAACCTTGTTAGTGTTGCCATACCATGCTGGCAGGTCGCTACCCCATCGTTTACCAGCATTACGAACCAACTCCATAATGTTGGCAACATTCTTGTCAGTCTTAATGCCACGGATATCTGCTTCTGCAACCATACACATAACATAGTTGTATAATGAACGTTCGTGTCCACGCCACATTTTTACGGCAGGGTGGTTACGCCAAGCAGCGTGTGGGTCGTCATTGGATAGTACTTTTAGAATTTGGTAGCCCTCTAGGATTTGCTTGTTAAGACGCTTAGAGTCTAGGGCTTGTGCAGACTTGTCGAAGTCTTTGTAAGGTAAAAAGGTTTGCATACGTTCTCTCTCGTTTAATGGACCTATGTATATAGTATACAGTATGTTCGCTTGCTTGTCAAGCGTTTGTACTCTTATTTACCGCCGAACTTTCAAGTATTTCAGCGAGAACTTTATACTGAATAAAGCCAAGACCAGTTCTCTTCTGCTCTGCTTCCAGAGCCTTCCTCAAACGGTCACGTTCATCGGATACTCCAGCGTTGTACGAAAATAGGTCTCTGACCCCAATTGCATCTAAATCTTTTATTCTTCCCATGTATCCATTATAAGGCATGTGGAACCCCCTGTCAAGTGGTATAATGTAAATATGACAGATAAATTCCGCTATACAATTTACCCAGATAGAACCTATCTAATTGATTACGATGGGGATAGAGTTGAGGTCTCTGGCTCAGAGATTGTTAATCTAGTTCCTGATATCCTTCGCAGGAAGTTTATTGAAACAATGTTTGGTTACGAGCAAATACCATTTGACAATTCACAGGAAGGTTTGGTAGAATAGTATGGCTGCTAAAAAAGCAACAATCCGCAACAGCAACAGGAACAATGGCAAGGCTTTTAAGAAAGCCCCAAAGATGTTTGACCCTGTAAAGCGTAAATTAGTAAAGGTTAAGTAATGGACCGCAAGACTCGTAGAGATAACGAACGAATTATAAACACAGTCAAAAAGAAGGCTGTTAAGGATACTGAGAAATGGATTCTTAGTTTATCTAGTCCACCCACCAAATCAGAGGTGCTTGCATTTCAGGCTGGATATATCGCTGGCATGAACCGTGGGGCAAGCAATGCGTGAGTTTACTAATCCTTATTATGATGGTCCACATTGTGTTTGTTGCAAAAGGGATTACGAAGACGTTATAAAATTCCTGGAAAGTTTAGACTCAACCTGTGCTGACTGGGCTATACAAGTGATTAAGGATAAATATAAAAATGATTGAGGCACTGGTATTTATATTTGGTTTGCCAATTATTATCTTGTTGGCATGGCTTGTAGAGAGAAAAGATAAGTGGGACGATTTGGATTTTTACGACGATGAAGAACTCTGATTTTGATATTGATTTAAAGTTTGGCAAAGAGGGAGAAGATACCGTTGCCAATCTCCTGTCTATTGAGACAGTTGAGGTAAAGCGTGATAAGCGTTGGAAGGAAACAGGCAACCTTTATATTGAGACTGACTGCTGGTACAATGCTTCACAGTCCTGGGAGAAGTCTGGTCTTAGTGTATCTAAGGCTACGCATTATGCATTTGTTCTTGAGAATATGGTGGTCATTATACCTACCCCCGATTTGAAGGCTATCGTAGAAAAGAGTGGTAGGGCAATCGAATGCAAGATTGAACCTAATCCATCTAAGGGATATCTGATTAAACTTTCTCACATTGTGGAGCATCAGATTGCATAAGTGCGGTTGGTGTATTACTGGACACCACGAGTCCTGCAAGCCTTCGGTTAGTTATTATGAGAAAACGTGGGACTGTAACTGTCCCTGTCGTACTGAGGCTCGTTCTGAGGATACTGCTCCTGACAAGCAACGCAATAGTGAGTAGGCTTAAAATCAAAATCTCTTGGCGTACCGCCTAGCACAATTTCATCTCTCTTAGCCCTGTCAATCATATCTGGTGTGGGGAAGCCATAAACCACTTCTACAAGGGCTTCATTACAAAGGGGACAATTCATACTACTATTATACACCAGATACTTTACAATGTCTATGGTATCTGCTATAATTGACCTATGATTATTACAGACATTGACGATACAGTACTGCACATGATGAGTGACAGACCAATTCAAAAAACTATTGATTATATTAATTCACTTAACACCAGAGTTGTAGTGGTGACTGGTAGACCAAAGAGCATGAGGGCAGAAACTGTTCGTGCTTTAGAAAAAGTTGGTCTAAAGTATAACAGTCTTCTTATGAATCCATACTCTACCAGCAAGTCTAACGAATGGAAGGCTGAGTGTGCTGAGAAACTTAGTAACGCTACCCTGGCTATTGACGACAATGCAGGTGCTAGAGCAGCCTACAGCAAGGCTGGCATCAAGGCTATCCATCCTAGCGACGTTCCAGACATGGATAAGTTCTGGGCTATCTTTGAAGAAAACAGCGGTTATTAAAAACTTGTTATAATTAAGTATGGAAGACATACAGGATATCGAAGACCGTGTAGACGAACTATACCGCAAGATTGACGACATCAATGCTGAGTTATATTCTCTTGGCGGTGCAGAAGAACGAATCGAAATATTCGAAAGACTACGAGAACTAATTAAAGAAAAAGAACAGGCAAACGACCATGTTGCTGCAGCCGTACTGGGTTGGGCTTATGAAGAGTTAGCAAATGTTTAACCTATAATACTAAATCTGTTAACCTTATTAACAAACATACTCCTTATAATTAGTTGTGTTTAAACAACACACTAAGGAGAAAAATGAGAAACAAACTTATTGCCAGTATTGTACTGGTATCAACACTACTAGCAGGTTCGTCTGCTCAGGCAGTTGAGGGACCTTCCCTTTCTGCACAAGGTTCTAGTTTTGCTGGAAACATTATTACAACCTGTTCTACATTCTACAGCAAAGCAACAATAACCTATACATCATCTGGTTCAGGCGTTGGCAGAAATGCTTTCTTGACTGGTCTAAATGATTTTGTTGCTAGCGACGTTCCGTATGGACCAACTGACCCAAAGCCAAATAATTTTACTTATGTTCCAATTGTTGGTGGAGCAGTTGCATTAATCTATAATATTCCATCTGGATATAAGATTAGTCAACTAAACTTAACACCTTCAGTTGCTGCTAAAATTTTTGATGGCACAATCACAATGTGGAATGACCCTGCAATTAAAGCACTCAATCCAAAAGCAACTCTTCCAAATAAATCTATTCGTGTTCATTATCGTGCAGGTTCTTCTGGAACAACAGCAAACCTGGCTAATTACTTTGTAGCAAACAAACAGAAAAACTGGATTGCTGCTTCTGGATTTGCCGAAGCAAGAGGCTCAAACATAACTGGAAACTTTACATCAATGCCAAACTCTGCAACATTGGTTGGTGCGGTTGACGACACAGCATTTTCTTTTGGTTATGTTGACCTGTCTGATGCAATCATGGCAAGGGTTTCATATGCTGCATTGAAAAATCCAGCAGGTCAATTTGTAAAGCCTTCTGTATCTTCTTCTAGATTATTCTTGTCAGAACAAACAGTAAAGGCAGATGGAACAATCAGCATTGACTATATGAAAAAGGTAAAGGGTGGATACAATTTATCACTAGTTACATATGCATTGGCTTATACAAGTGGTAAAGATGCAAAAAACCAGGCTGCAGTATCTGGCTTCTTAAACTTTTTAGTTTCTTCTTGTTCTATGGCACAGGGTCCAAAACTTGGATATGTAGCACTTACTGGAACAGTTAGAGACAAGGCTCTTGCTTTAATTAAAAAGATTAAGTAACATTTAAAAACAGAACCCTATCTTAAATCGGATAGGGTTTCTTGTTTTACCAAAGCCAGCATTCTTTCTGGGGTAGTTGCAGAATAGTAAAGCCAATAGAGTTCAAAGTTTCTGTGTTGATTATAGTTAAATCCAGGGTCATGTATTTGTGCTACATGTCCTAGACAATAGATAGTTCCATCATGCTTAACTAACTTGCTACCTTTGATTACTGTATGTGCTAATTCAAATACGTTATCTTCTCCACCCCACTGCAAAAACTTTTCATCCATACCGCCAACAGACCACCAGGTTTCTGGAGTGCATACCCAAATGCCACCATTGGCTTCTGTGTATAGCGTGTGTTTTAAGACATCTGGATTCATACCAGAATAAATTAACTCACTCATATTCATATCGTAATACTTACAAAGTCTATAAGGGTTATGAACCATGCCATCTGTTTGACATTGTTCTATGGCTTCTAAGAGTGGAGTAATTTGTGGTATAGTATCTGCATCATTTATAATTACAACGTCACAGTGAGCCTCCTGTGCCTTCTTTACCCCCAAATTTCGGCTACCAGAAGCACACCAGAACTCTCCTGGCTTGTCTGCATAGATAATTTCAACATCTGGTAGGTTGTCTTTGTACCACTCAAGCACTGCCTGTAGCGGTCTTACCCTACTTGGTGTTTCTCTCCACGGTATTACTAAACCAATTTTCATTAAAACCTCGCTAAAAATACTCCAACAACATTATAAGAGCAATGGTCTACAATATGACTAAATGACTCTAGCACTTCTTGTGTAGTCCAGTCTTCTTTAATATGTTCTTCATACGGATTGTCGTGTGCGTGTCCCTGTGGACAATCAATAATAGGAATAGAAATGATTGCATATTTTGCTTGTTTAGATATCTTATCCCATATTGTTAATGCTTCTTCTTTAGTCATATGTTCTAGGACATCACCAAGAATAATCATGTCATAGTTCCAGTCTTCCCATGTACGAACATCAACATTGAATACATTCTTATATTTATTACGAAGATTGTATTCTTCTATGTATGGCTCCCAAACTTCAATGGCATCAATTTTTTTAATAGGATAATCATTTTTATGTATTAAATTTGAGTATGTTCCTTCGCCAGCACCCACATCAAGAATTGTTTGTATTTTATTTTTTTCTATCCACATCATGGACAGACCCTTACCCTCTGGACTAGAACCTGGCATTAGTCAATCAACGCCTCAAATGTTTTAGGGAAAGCCTGATGTGCCAAATCTTTTACAGCAAAAGCATAGTCCTGAATTTCTTTTTGTGCATCGTGTTCTAGTCGCTGGTCAAGGAACGTAAGAACGCCTTGTAGCGATACTGTCCAACGCCAGCGTACATACATACCATAGGCAGGTAGAAATAAACGAGCCAACTCTGGTGCAATGCCATCATCCATAGCATCGTGATAAATCTGTGTGCTTTCTGCAATAAGTTTAATTAACCTATTAGTGTATACCATTCCAAGTGAATCTACAACTGGCTCTCCGCTACCCTGCTTACTATTCTCAGGTTTGCTACGCCACTCGTCATGCATTGGAACATAAAACTGTTCTTCTTCTGTGATGTACCGTCTAGAACTTTCGTTCCAACCATTCTGCTCGTCAACGTGAGTAGAGGCGACTGCATATTTCCACCACTGTCTTGCAACAAAGAGTGGGGCATAGATTTCAAAAGTCATTGCAGCATGACGGAATGGAGATGTGTGACCTTCTCGCAACAGAAACTTAATTAGTTTGGCATCTCTTGACTCAAACTCATGTGACTCTTTGTCATAAGAAACACGAGCAGCATTAACTACAGATAGGTCATCTCCAAGTGTATCTACAAGACGGACATAGCCTTCATCTAGTACATTAATCTTGTTCATCTTCGCCCTCTAGAATTGCTAGAACGGCAGAACTAAACATAGATAGATAGTCTTCGCCATCGTGCTTAAACTTGATTGCACCGCCTGGATTAAACATAATCTTGTCTCCAACTTTTACATCCATTGGTGCACGAACGCCACTCTTTAGTTGTCTGCCCTCTCCAACGGCTACAGCAATTCCAATGTTCCTGGATTCTTCTGCTTCTGATTGCACTAGGAATAGACCGCTAGCACTTTTCTCTGGCTCTGTTTTCTTCTCTACCTTAATGATGATGTGGTCTTCAGGTGCTTTAATCACTTGTCCCACTCTCCATCAATAACTAGTAGTGCAATCAAAGCATAGTTAGCCATATCAATAAATGAATCACGAAGACTTTCGTTTTCTGGAGTAGAGCCAGAGTCAATAAGGTTATTGATTCTAGCCAACTTGTCGTGCATACGGACACGCAATCCGTTTAGTGGACCGCCTGGGCTACCAGAAATATTCTTTGGTCCATAATCTTTATGCTTACGAAGCAAGAGTTCTTCTGCTTCTGCATAAGTTTTGGCTACTGCCTGTGTAAATTCTTTACTTAGTTCCATTAGTACTCCTCATGCTTTACGCCATGCTTATCATCAACATACTTGTGAATCTTACGCAATGTTCTGGCTTTTGAAAATAGATAAACAATCACAGCAAATACTGCATTCCAAAAGAATTCAGCAATGATGTGGTCGATGCCAAATACGACATCTAGTAGGCTGTGTTCCATTAGTGCTCCTCGCAATTCATAATTGCTTCTTGTTCGGTTGAGTATTTATCCCAACAGTTTTGTTTAGTTTCTGTTTTGAAGTCACCGCTTACAATCATGTATGTAATTGTAATCAGTGTTGCTATAAAAGTTAATATTGATAAAGCAACTACTGTCTTATCGCTTATTTGCTGATTGCTCACCGATTAACCATTCTACTAGTTTTGGATTGTCTTTGAGTACTGCTAGCAAACCAACTTCGTACATAGCAATAAAGTAATGCTCCCATGCTTCAAAGTCATCGTCTTTAGATGGTCTTGGCATACCCTCGTAGTTCATACGGACAGCGTGAAGAACTTCATGCAATAGTGTTACCTGTTGCTTGCCATTACCTAGACCAGATGCAAGAACAATTAGGTTCTTTCCGTCAAGGGTATATCCGTATGCACCGTCATTTAGCATACCGTCTTCGCCTGGGTTGCGTTCAATCACATCAAATTTCTGTGGTCCAACCTTAACTGATTTAATCATTTGTCTCTCCTAATTATAGTTATTGCTAAGTTTAATCCAGCCAATACGCCTGGAGCAAAATGTTGCTGATTATCCTTTATTTCTTTTTCGATTCGCTTGATGAAGACTTTTTGGGCTTCTCTAACAGCCTTCTTAGTTCCAGTAGCAAAGCCATCATTCCATCCATCAGCATGACCCTTCTCGTAGGCTAATTTTTGTTTGTTTTTAAAGAACTCTCTCATGTCTCTATTTTACAGGATGATAGGCTCTTTGTCAAGAGAATAGGGCAGTGAATTTGTCTAGGGTTGCAGACCCTGTGTGCCTAGCGGTGGTTTCATTATCAGTATTAATAATAAAAGTAGGAACACCACGCACCTCATATTTTTGGATTAGGGCATCTGCATCTGGACTATCAATATCAACCTTAACATACTTAATGTCTGGGTTATCTTGTACAAACTTATCAATCATTGGAGCCATAGCCTTACAAGGTTGACACCATGTGGCAGTAAAGTGAACTAATTCTTTCATTACTTCTTCCTTAGAGTGCCTAGTTTGTGCCCTACAAGAGTGTCTGTGGGCTTGCCATCACGATAGATACGGATAACAGCAGCAGGGTCTTCTGGTGTACCAGTTACAGTAAAGTCTGAATTAGGAACATTGTATTTACCATTACGAATGATACGAACAATCTTACCTTCTGCTGTACCGCCAGAAGAATTCCAGGAGACCATATCTCCTACGCCAACACCCTTGAGCATAACAGTTTCGTGACGTGAATAATCTTTACCAAAGTCAGCAAACAAAGCCTTGTCGGATTCTCTATTCACAATACCACGAGACCAGGAGTAGCCAGCGTCACCGCCCCAAGCGTCCCACATAATTCTACCGTTGCTAGGATTGCTAGTGTTATAAAAGTCTTTGCCTTTTTTATCTACCTCGTGGCGAGAGAAGAATGAGTACATACGTTTAACAACACTAAGAGACATTGAGCGACCTGCTACGATATCTCTTGCTCTACCCCAACCAACTGGAGTTCCTGCACCTGTAGCCTTGCCCTGCTCTTTCCAACGAATAGCACGAGCAGCAGCAGCCTTCATGCCAGCAGTTGGAGTGTAACCCTCTGCCTTGTCCATCTCTGTTTCCATTTCGTCATCGTCTTCTTCCATTTCCATTTCTGGTTCTGGAATTTTTTCTGCATCGGACATTAGCATACCAATTGAATATGCGGTTGGTTCCCAAACGCCTTCATCTTCTTCAAATACTCTAACAGCCATTGCTGGATTTTCTGGGGTAGACTGGATGGCATACTCTGTACCTGGAATACCATACACACCACCTTCAGTCATTACATGCTCAACAAGACCAACAACCATACCTTCAGTTGTCATGCCACGGACATAATCGCCTTCGACAATTCCTTCGCCCTTATACATAGCACTAATTGCTGTACCAGAACTGGAGACAGCACCAGATGCATTTGCACCATTGCCACCCTGCATTCTTGGTTTACGAATTCTAACTTTTTTACCACCACGCATAGATGTTGGTGTCTTTACTCCAATGTTTGGATATGTTGGGTTTTCTGTTGACGATGGGTTAACATTGTTATCAGCCTTGTCTGCTTCAGCAGCATACAGAGCCTGTACCTGTGCTTTTGCATCATCTGCTGTCTTGTGGCATCCCATTACTTCGCCACCTTCTTTTACTACTGGATACCCTGAGCATCCATATGAGCCTTGCTCTCCTACTGCGTATGGCATTAGTCTTCCATCTCCGTTTCTGGTTCTTCCATGCTTGCACGAAGTTGCCAGCAGAATTTCTGCGATGCAGTCTGACGGTCAGCGAGGAAGTTTGCTAGTCCAAATTGTTTTGCTGTGTTTGCCATTTCTCCGACAGCCACAAGTTCTTCAATATGTTTTTCAATTGTGTCGTATAGGTCTTCAATCATTGGTTCTGGTTCACCAACAATAACTGGTTCACTTACATTCATCAAATCAAAAAAGTCTACCAGCCTATATGGTGCATATGATTTTAGCATACGAAGCCACTCTGCATAGGTGTCTGTAGCACCATCATAGTCTTCATAGATTTCTGCAAAAAATTCGTGTAGTTGGTGAAAATCGTCTGACTCCACATTCCAGTGGTATCCGTGTGCCTTAAACTTAATAGCAATATTGTTTGCCAAAAGCAGCCTTAGTGCTGATAGTAGTTGTTCCATTGTTTTATTATACCATATCTATTAGGTGGGCAGTTTTAAATCATGCCCAGGATTATCCGACTTACTTAATGTCGATAGTTTTTGGCTTCTTTTCCTCTGGAATATTGATAACTAAATCAATAGTCAAGATGCCGTGCTTGAGTTCAGCATTGGCTACCTCAGCATATTCTGGTAGGGAAAACGAGCGAGAAAACTTCCTGCCAGCAATACCCTTATAAATGTAGCGGATATCTTCTGGTAGGTCTTTGTCTTCTTTGGTTTCACCACTAACGGTTAGTACGTTCTTTTCTGTGGTGATTTTGATGTCGTCCTTCTCAAAGCCAGCCAGAGCGAATTCAAGATACCATTCGTTCTTTTCCTTTGAGTGAATTACATTGTAGGGTGGGTATTTCTCTGTTACTGCGGTTTGGAACAACTTATCAAATTCCTGACTAAGTGTTCCGAATGTGGTATTAATTACCATATTATCATCTCCTTGTTAAGCGAGTTATTTTTGTACCCCCGATTGGCAGGTACATATTTATTATAGCAAAAAAGGTGGGTCTGTGCAACCCACCTTTATGCTTATTAAGATTACTTCTTTGGAGTAGTCTTCTTTGCAACTGGCTTGGCTGGAGCCTTCTTAGGCGTAGCCTTTGCTAGTGCTTCCTGGACTTCCTCAACCTTTGGTGTTCTACCAAATGCAGGGTCGTTAGGATTGATGTAGCGAAGTGCCACAGGTAGCACAGCAGCCACTAGTGACCATAGTAGGTCTAGTGGGTCAGTTACTCCTGCTAGATAGAGTGCTGAAGCAGCAGATAGTACGCTTCGTGCGTAAGATGCTACTAGAGCCTTCAATTGCTTGTTCATTTATTTCTCCTTGTTAATGCCTAGTTATTAGGCGTTTCGTTATTCTTTGGCAATACTGATTTTAATTTATCATATGCCTCAGAAATTGTTTTAATTGCATCCGAATGAACATTGTCACCTACGGCTTGTCCGTAAGTCTTTGACCATTCAAATCTTGGTGCTACAGCCTTGTCAAATTCTGACAATGCTTCTTGAACTTCTTCAATATACTGAAAAGCCCAGTCACGAGAATCTGAAACAAATTTTAAAAAGCCATCTGAGTTTGCCAGTTTAGCATTTTCAATTTCCTGATATAGTTCTTGGATTTTTTTCTGCAATAGCATTTTGTCAGCCATCTCTTGCATATACAAATCGGATAGAGTTTTAAATAACACTCGTACTTTAAACAACCTATATATCAAATAGATAATTAATGTTACTAGAATACCAGCAACAGTTGCATCAATCCAATTCATCAGTCTTTCAGAGCCTCTCGCACTATATAAACGATAGCACCAAGTTCTTCTAGTGCTTTTTTAACATCGTTAATATATTGTACAGCATCATCAACCTGATTGTCAAGCAGGTTTTCGATGTCTTCTGGGTCAATCACCATAGTTACAAACTCTTCGTTATCATAAATAGTAACTTTAAAGTTTTCTGGTGCTTTGATTGACTGGAATGCCTTTGACATTTCTTCAGTATACATATTATTCCTTATCTATCGTTAGGTCTGACCAGGTATTACCCCAATCTTCTTTTGTCTTATGTCTAT